GAATGGTATGAAGATAATAAAGAATATAGAAAAAATTATCTAAAAGAATATCGAAAAAATAATTACGAAAAAATAAAAGAAACAAAACGTAATTATGAAAAAACGCGTAAATCAAATGATCCGTTATATAAATTAATTGGTAATTTTAGGACAGCAATTTATATTGTTCTAAAAGAAAATAACATAAAAAAATATGGACATTATTTTGATATATTAGGTTATAAACCGAAGGATTTGATAGAACATTTGGAAAAAAAATTTACGGATGAGATGACATGGGATAATTATGGTGAATGGCATGTTGATCATAAATTACCAATAACATCATTTAATTTTAAAGATATAAATGATGAGGAGTTTAAAAAATGTTGGTCGTTGGATAATCTTCAACCAATGTGGGGTTCTGAAAACATATCTAAATCTAATAAATTATTTTTTGCTTAATAATTTTTTTTTATTATATTTGTGTTATGGGAGAAATTGAATATGAAAAACTACGTTTAGATGTTTTACAAAAATTAATTGAAGAACGTGGAATTGAATGTAAATCAAACAAAACAGAAATAATAAAACATCTTATAATGGATGATGAAGGAAAGTATATTAGAGAAACGACATATGAGAAATATGGAAAAGATATGTTTCTTTGTGGTATTGATATAAAAAATCAAAAACACATTATGGATATGAGTAAACTAATAGAAAAAAAAGAAGCGAAAAGATTCGATATGTATTCAAATAATAGAATACATTATATAACAAAACAAAAATTAATGTAATGGAATGGAATGAATATTTTTTAAGTATTGCAGAACAAATAAAAGTAAAATCAAAAGATATTAACACACAAATAGGTGCAGTTATCGTTGGGAGTGACAGGGAGATACTTTCTACGGGTTATAATTCGTTTCCAAGGGGTTTGGATGATACGAAAGAAGAACGTCAGGAAAGACCTGAAAAGTACTTCTGGATGGAACATGCTGAACGTAATGCAATATATAATGCGGCGAGAGTCGGAACACCAATAAAAGATTCATCAATTTATATTACATCTGGTGTTCCTTGTATGGATTGTGCAAGAGGAATAATTAATTCAGGTATTAAAAAAGTATATTGTAAAAGGGTTTGTACTACTACAAATAAAGATATGTGGGATGAACACCAGAAACGTAGCATTGATATGTTACATGAATGTGGTGTGGAAGTTATATTTTATTAGGTAATTGATCGTAATAATTTTTTAATTGATGTTCGTATTTAAAATATTTTATATTATCCGGTGGATTATAATTAACCATTTCTCTACCTTTAATTACCAATCCATCATAACCTAAATTTAACATTTCAGTTCTTATATCAGTTTGATTAAAAAATTCAGTTGGATTATAAGACATATTGCGTTCTTTACACCAATTGTTAATTACATTTTGAAGAAAGATTTCTGCCAAATTTGCATCATGAACAACTTTTGGTGTTTTTGGAATAGCATTTAATACGAAATAAACTTTACCGTATTTGTTTGCCATACTTTTATTACTTAGAAATGCAGTATATAATCCTGAACCAAATCTACCACCCGCATTATTTTCTTTACCGAGTTCATTAACACCACGTAACGTTACATTTTTACGTTTCCATTTAAGATAATCTTGGTGAGATTGTTCGGTTAATGTTTTTAGTTGTTCTTCTGTTATAATTATTTTCATAAATTATTATTAGGTAATTTAGTGTCTTTTATGAATTTACTATGTGAATTTTTATAAGATTTTTGTGATTCATCTTCCACATCTTTTGTGTATTGCCAGTTCCAATATAAGTCATTGTTTGGTTTAAATCCGTAAAATCTATGTACTTCTTTTTGAAGGTTATTAACATTTTCACCATTCCAATTTTGACCAACACATATATAACCGGTTTCAATATCTTTAACTAAATTTTGTTCACCTAAAGTTGTCCTAATATTTTCTATCCAATTTAATCTTTCAATTAAATTTTGATAATACATATTGGTTTGTCCCCATCTTATTGAACTAAAAAAAATGAGAGCATCAGATTCAAACAATTCTTTACTAATCTTCCAAAGTTCGTCTTTTGGGTTATTAAAACTTGCCCAACATCTGTGATGACCTGATGGGTTTTTATCTTTATCTTTAAGTTTTGATTTTAATAAACCACAAGTATTACCATCTTTTCTTGATACATTTCCCTCACAAGGTAAAATATTTAATTCTGACACATCTATTAAAACTGATTTATCACCCAATTCATCATTGTTATACATTGCAATCATTTTTGATTTAGGTATATCAATATCATTTTTATCCCAATTATATCTATTTGAACAACTTAATAATAAAACTTTTTTCTTTTTCTTTAGGATGTCTATTGTTGTCTTTATTGATTTCCATGCATCAGATTGAACCATTTCCTCGGAAATCATCATTTGTCTTATTCTTTCTATATTTTCGTTTAAATTCATGTTAATATAAATATAATAAAAAAATAAATAAATTTTACCATATTTTACATGTCCAATATGAAATTTTGTTATATTTATAATAAAAGGTAAGTTATGATAATTTATAAATCAACAAATAAAGTTAATGGTAAGATATATATTGGACAAACAATTAATAGTTTGGAATCAAGAATTAAAAATCATATTAAAGAAAGTAAAAAAGAAAATGTAAGAAGACCATTTTTAAAAGCAATAAAAAAATATGGTATTGAAAATTTTTCATTTGAGATAATTGATCATGCAAATAATTTAGATGAATTAAATGAAAAAGAAATAATTTGGATTAGTGAATTTAATTCAATTTTACCTAATGGTTATAACATAACCGGAGGTGGACAAGGTAAAAAATTAAAGACAACAGATGAATTTAAAAAATCAGTATCAGAAGGATTAAAAAAATCAGAAAAATGGCAAAAAATATTAAATAGCGAAGAGTACTTAAAAAAAAGAGAAGAAATGTTTATTAATTCAGCTAAAGGTAAAAAATTCACAAAAGAACATAAAGATAAAATTTGGGAAGGAAATAAAGAACGAATTTTAAAATATAATAAAAGCACCTCTAAAGAATGGATTATTGTTGATGTAAATAACAATATAAAAAGAATAACAGGAAAAGAAGAGTATTTTAAAAATTTAGGGATGGATTCTGGCAATATGAGTAGAATGGCAAATAAATTAAGTAAAAATAAAGTAATTAAAAGATATAACGGATATTATTGTTTCATTAATAATGGGGAATCTGATGAGATAATATTAAATAATGTTATAGAATTAGACAATATTTATAAAACAGAGTTTAATATTTATAATAAAATAACACAAGAGACTAAAATAATAAAAAAAGATGAAATATATTCTTTCTGTGTGAGAGAAAGTTATGATTATTCATCTTTTTTAAGAATGATTAAAGGTAAATTTAAAACATATAAAAATTGGAGTCTTAAATAAAAAAAAATATCTTATAAAATTATAATTTTATAAGATATTTTTTTACTACCAGGCTCTGCAACTCCAGTAGTTCGGGCGATCTCTTGGTCCTGGATTATCACAATGGTGTCTTGCTCTAAATGATTTACGATGTGATGGGATATGTTTTTTAATTCTCATATTTGGGTCACCAAAATTAACTTTTATAACATTACCCTTTTCATTTTTAACATAAACAGAACGTTTTTTGGGTCCATTTGGTGTTAAAAATGGTTTACCTAACTGAACTTTTCTTCCTTTATATTCTGCCTCATTCAATAATTCATCAGGAATAAAATTAGTATTTTGAACAGAACCAAATTCATCTTCAAAAATAATATCATTATTTTCATCAAATTCATTTAATGAATGTATTTCTTTTAAAATTAAATTTGTAATATTACTTATAATTTCTTCATTATAATGAGTTAATTTAGGTGAGTTACCAGTACCACTTTTTGGGTGATCTTTTTCTGCATTTCTTTTTTGATTCGTCATTGCCTTTTTTTCTTTTTTTGTATATGAATTAGCTGTTTTTCGCGTTTCTTTTGAAACTTTTTTGGATGGTCTACATTTTGGGTAACTTCCATCTGCCGCCTTCTTTCTTCCACATGGTGGATGTTTTCCATTAACTTTTTTGCTAACGTCAACCCATTTTTCTTTAAACCATCTATTAAGATCTTCTTTTAAAACCTCACCAGATTCTAAAGATTCTTGAATGTAATTAAAATCTTCTTTATTAACTAATATTTTCATTGTTTATATTATTTAACTGTTCTCCATCCACCACCATGAGATTTATATCTTTTAGCAGCGGCACCATTACAATATGCACTTGGACAGACTTTGTATTTAGATCTTGCCCACGCTAAACAACTAGCCCATAATTTTGAGTTTGTTGGTTTGTGTTTTGCTTCATCTATTTCCATTTCTTCATTGTCTTCGTTTATTGTTTTATTTTTAGGAACACAATTAGGAACTTCTTTTCCATTTTTCATTTTTTTACCAACCATTTTATAACCCTCCCAACAAGTACTATCCATTTTTTCATTAAGGATTGATCTTAATTGTTCTTCTGTTATTATTATTTTCATATTTTATTAATTAATATATGCGTTTAGTTCGTATTTTTTACCCAAGTCAGTTACTTGTATTTGTAATGCCTTTCTTTGTTCTCTACCATTTTTGAAAAGGGTGATAGTAAATCTATTTGTTCTACCATTTCTTGGTCTAGCAGGACCAAAACCTATTTTAGTTGCTGTTTCATCTTTATCATATTCATAACCTCTAGCTTCAGCATATTCCAATGCTGAATTTATTGCGGAAGTATATGTATCGTGATATACTTTATAATCAAATTTTGATTCATTTAAATTTTGTTGTTCAAAATAACCTTCCATAAAGTTTGCAACTTCTTCAATATCATCTTTTGATGTTGTGATATGGTCTGCGGCCCAAGCATGTTCACCAGTGATTAATTTATCAAAACCTGGATGATGTTTAAAATTCAATATTTTTTCAATATCATTTTTCAAATTAACTAAATTAGATAGAACCATATATGTACCATCATTTTTTTCTTTTTCAATTTGTTCAGAAATAATTCTTTTTAATTGAGCTTCACTAATTTTAATTTTTCTTTTCATAATATATAAATACTTATTTTTCTGATACAATCTCAAATTTTATTTGATCTTTATAATAAATTTCTTCTGTATGTGTATGACCTTTAAATTCCATATAATATTCTCTTGGAATTAAATAATTGGTATCTAAATAGAAGGAGTTTTCGTTGGTTACATCTAATTGTGTCCAATCGTAAACAATAACGTCAGTGTGACCTTCTTTCACAAAAAGTCTATAATAAACTTCTTTAAATAATTGTGTTTTTGGTACATCTATTGATCTAAATGAAACGACAATTTTTCTTATATCACCTTGTTTTATTTTATCAGATTGTTTGATTCCAAAATATTGTATTGAATATCTTTGTAGTTCTGTTTGATTAGTACCAACTGTGAAATTTGCTGAGTATGGATTTGGAATAAATTTTTGTGTTACATCGTTAATTGATATACCATCTAAACTTAATGATTTCCATTTATCATAGAAGAATCTTCTACCATCACAAATCTGACCTGATAGACCAAATGTGACTTTATAAATACCTTTTCTTATCTTTGTTGTAGTTAACCCAGTAAGTGTTGGGATTGGGGTATTTGATGAATCTAAAATATCAACAGTAGGAAGATAATCTAAATCATAAAAATTAGTTCCTTTTGTTACATATAAATATAAATTTTGGGGACTATTTTCTATAAATAAATTTCTATCATCATCTATTCTATCATCAAAAATTGTTTCAACAAATGGTTCAAAAAACGTTTGTGTATATTTTGTAAAGAAAGCAACAGATTGTTCAAGAGAGTTAGTTATACTTTGATATGGTACTGAGAATGCAAGTCCTAATCCATAATTTGTAGAATCACCAGTTAAAATACTATTAATATAAGATGTGATATCTACATTTATATTTTCATTTCCGTTATCAAAATGAATAGTATTGATAATTGTTGGGTTTGTATCATAGATACCAGGTGTTGTCCAACCACTTAATGTTGTTTTATTATACCAGTTAGATGGTTTAATATCATATGTGTGATTATCTATTGAAATATCTGCAGTATATTCGTAATCGTAACCTGTACCTTCATCCCAATATTCATCTATTTGAAATATAATCAAATCAAATGAGCTGGTTCTTTGTTTACCAGTATTTTTGATTTCATTTCTCATTGTTTCATCACCAAATATTGTGTTGGTCATGTTAAGATAATGTTTTGTATTAGAATCTATTACAAAATCATTATTATCTATTTTGTATTTTAAATCGGTTAAATCTACTTTAAAAATGAATTTAGAAAATCCATTACCATAGTATAATTCGGTAGCTGGAAATTTTGATGTGTTGACATCAGAATTTTTAATTATTGTATTGTTTTTTTCAAAATATGAACGAAAATATGACATCTTTTTTATTATAAATATCTCAATTAGTTGATTCTAATTGAATTATTTAAAAGATCATTTTCAATTGTTTCAACTAATTTAATTAACTTATCATAATTAGGGTCACCTTTAACTAATGGACCATGTAAATTATGTTCATGACTTAATAATAAGTTAATCATCGCATATATTAATTTAATTAAATTTTCACCTCTTACTGTTGCAAATGTATTTGGTTCTATTTTTTCAATATAATCACTTTGAGTATAATCATATGTGTTTAAATTATTGAAATCAATAGGTTTATTTGTTTCATTGGTATCTGTAGATAAAAAATAAATTCTATCAGATACTAAAGTTCCAAAACTTTGTTCCGGTGAATTATTATTAATTTTGGCGTATTCTATTGTTTTTTCTTTTGTTTTAGTTTTTGGTTTAACAGATTGTTGAGACCATATTAAACCATTTGTTGGTCCGACTTTAGAAACTTCAATATTACTTAAAATATTGGTTCTATTATTTTTTTCTGTATCAGTTAAACCATTTCTATGAACAAATTCATATGTTGGTCTAAAATAGAATGGGTGTAAATCTTCATTTAAATACTTACTATTTTCAGGAGTACTTAATTTGGAATCGGTTAATGTTTGTTTTAAACCATAATCATGTAATAAACTAATTATATGTCTAATTTCAATTGTTGATATTTTTATTAGGTCACCATCTGCTGGGTCTAAAGGTACTGAAAATGTTGTGGTGCCTGATGGTGTTGTTATAAATTTACTAGTTCCACTGGTTATTGGTGTGTATTCATTGAAATTAGTTGTTAAATAAGTCGGTCCTACAGCTTTATTTTGATCTATTTTATATAAATAAAAATTAATTTTTGTTGGGGTTAATAAATCATCTACATCATATTCAACAACATATTTAATTATACCAGATTCAACATTACTTTCATTTGTTTTTTCTTGAACTAATTCCATTGTTTTTGAGAATTTCTTCAAGAATAATTTTGAATATTTTGATCCTAATATTGGTTGAGATAATAGGGTTTTTTTATCAACAACACTTGCTGCTCCTTTGGATAGTAATTTACCTCCTCTTAATACGATACCATTTTCTGTGAATAAAATATCTGAACCATCTTTTCCATATAAAGCATTATCAGTATTTTTTGGGTGAGCACCTTCTGCTCTTTTATTAACATAGTTACCGTTAGTATCAAATATTGCTGGACTATGTTTATATGTCACACCATATGATAAGTTTTCAACTTGTTGTGAATATGTTTGACTATTAAAATCATGTAATGTTGTAAATGGTCCTGGTATATATTCTTGGTTAACAGTTTCTTTTGTTGTGTTATAATTAATAAGTTTAACTGCTTGTTGTTTTGATGGTATAAAATTAATTGTTGGTGGTAAGAATGGTAGACATATAAATGGATCTCTATCTCCCCAAGGAGTATAATCCATTGCCTTTTCTTTTTCACCAATATAATCATTATAACGAATTGCACGTATTCTCCCAATACCCAATGGGTCTACGTTATCAACACAAATTGCAATATCTATTATTTTCATTATTTACCAGTTCGTTTACTTATTTCATTATTAACTTTATTATACAATTCCTCAACACTATCAAGATGTCTTGTTAGATCTATAATTAGTTCTTTTGTTTTATTAAATTCATCAAATAATTCATTTTTTACTAAAAACAAATCATTATTTGATCTATCTTGGATATTTTCTACAATATCAATTATTTTTTTCTTATCCATTTTACATTGATTTTCCCGCTAATGTCATCATACCAGGTAAAATTGTACCAGGTCCAGATGGTGTTGCAACAATAATCGGTAAAGTATTTGTTGATTTTGTAAAACCATTCATATCTTTTTCTTCTGTATGACCATCAATAATTGATTTTACCATTGCTTGAAGATTACTACTTTCCCCATAAATTGGACCCATATTTATTCCTGCTGCTGACATTCTTTCTGATATATTCATACTTGCTCTTTCAGGACTAAAACCCGGTTGTTTGTCTGCAAATAGTAATAATAAATTAGGTACTTGGTTTTGTCCGTTTACTGCCAATGCAGTATTAATTGCAATTATAATTGCATTAAATAAGTCATAACAATTATCTAATCCAGTTTCTAAAACTTTTAATAAAAATGAAATCAGTGCACTTATAATGACCAAATATCTTTTAAATTTACCTTTAATAATTTTTTGTGCTGTTTTTAATAAAAATTTTAATAAATCCGCTTTAACTAATTTCCAAAATGTTCTTATAAATAACCAAAATAAATCAGTAATTATTCCATTAAATAATTTAAATAATTTTTTCATTAAACTTTTTAAATCTAATGAACCTAAATTATTTTTAATTACTTTATACATTAAAACAATTGGATAAATAATTTTTGGTGATAATATTGAAGTGATTATTGCCTTTGGTATGTTTAATATAAATAAATTTTGTAAATTTAAATTAAAATTAATTGGTAATAAATTCCCTTCTGATTGTGCTGCAGCATCATTTGCAACTTTTGAGAATGTCTCATTTATTGCAGTATTTAATGGTTTTTTATTTATATAATAAACAAAATCTTCAATCATTTTTCCATTGACTGGAACTTCAAAATTATTACAATCTGCAAATTTTAAAACTCTTCTTTTTCTTGTATCTTCATCATCTAAATCAATACCTTCAACATCATCAAAATTAAAATAAGCTTCGATATCTTCTTCGTTTTCATCAAACATGTTATGTTGATTTTCTAACTTATTTTTATTTTTTGGTGAACCACATACTGCGAACAATTTTTTAATTATTCTTTGTATCTCATTCATACCATCTAAGAAAAAAGAAGGTTCAGAACCGTCTCCTTGTATTGTCATTAACATTGCCGTTTTTGCAATATGTTTTAAATCTGGTAATTCTATTGAAGAGTAATAATCTGCAAAAAATTCACTTACTTTTGGTTTTGTATTTTCTTGTGTTAGACCTGAAACAATAAAATACTGATTTGGTGCACTCCAATTTGCAGTAAATAAAGTTTTATTATTATTTGTATTAAATTGGTAAGGACCACTTGTAAATGATGTATAAAAATCTCTATTTAATTTTAATTTACCTTTATTTGGTGATGTTGCCTCATACATTATCTGACCTGATGAAGATGAAGGATCAACGGTAAACATTTTTAAAAGATCAAATTCATTAGGTGTAATTGTTAATTGATCAATATTAATAGATGTTAATGTACCACAAATACCATCTCCAGCAAAAAAAACTTTCTCAACATTACTAGATACTATTTGTTTCGCAGAATCTAATGTCGTTTTCCCTGCACTCATTGCATATTTCTTTAACTGACCAGTTATTGAAGTTTTATCATTCCCACCAGGTTTATTATTGTTACCAAAAAAACCATTTGCAATATCCATTAATTCACCAAAAATATCTTTATTATTGGTTTTTTTTGAATTTGTTTGACCAAATTGACCTAGTTTTTTACCTAATAATTGATCTGTTGATGGTAAGTCTTTAAGATATTTATCTTCTAAACTATTTGCAAAGGCATTGGGGTCATCATTAATTTTTTTGATGGCCTCTAATTTTGATTGTATTTTATTTTTTACACTTCTTGTATCACTCATTATATTGAATATGTTGTTTTTGATGTTCCTTTATCATCATCATTAACTAATTTATCTAATATAGCTCTATCTTCGTCAGATAATGTAAGTTTACCAATTGGTCCTCCACCATTACCTTGACCTTGTGTTTGTTTTAATAAAACACTTTGTAATTTAACTAATGATATTTTCTTTTCAGCACATTCATTAAGGATTTTTTGTTGTTCTTTAATTACAGGTCCAATCATACTCATATCCTCAGCATCTTTCATAAATGCAAGCATTTTTTTCATAATTAATGATGCTGTATTTTTTTGTTCAACAATATCATTATAAATTTCTTGCATTAAAGACAATGCAGAATCAACATCTAATGATATAATATTTCTTTTGTTTGCCATACTAATAAATAGATGTTTTTTTATTTTATGACATCTTCTAATATACCATTATACATTTTTTTATAACGTTTTAATGATAATCTTATTTCTTTTGTTGATAAAGATGTCATTTCTCTCAATGATAAAAGTATTAGGTTCTTATTAAATTTATTACCTCCACCAATTTGAAATATTTTATTAAAATTGGTAAAAATTTCAAGTAATGCGTATCCTAATTTTTTTTCATTTTCGTTCATTTCTTCATTTTCCATGAATTCTTCTAATTCTACCACTAATTTTGTAATAATATCAGAATAATCAACGTCTTCATGGTCTATTGTATATGATAAATGAGGACTTTCCTCTATTTCAGAAGAAATGTCCTCATATGATATACTTCTATTACTTTCTTTGGTGTCTTTTTGAATTGCACCCATCAAGTAATTTTTACAAATCGTACCAAAATACGAATACGCCTTCGTATTTTTGGTATGATCAAATTTGTTTAATTTTGTAATTAGAAAAGACCATGTATCGGTATGATTTTCATCAAATGATATACCTTTTCTATATAATTTATAGCGTCGAATAATTGATTCGATCATTATAATTAGGGGTTCTCTTAAATATTCATTGAATATCTTATTCCTTTCAGTTTCGTCTTCAGATTCTAGATATCTTACTACCGCTTCTTCTTGTTCAACCCCAAAATACTCTTTTTGGGTTCTTTTTTTTGGCATTAAGCTGGTACATAATTAATTTCTCGTTTATTTTTAAAGAAAAATTCTTTTTTAGCTGAATCTATCCAAAACTTAACTTCATCCTCAGTTAATTTTTCATTTTCAAATGACCAAAATAATGAATCTTCTCTTAAATTCACGTGTTGATAACCAATACGTGGAACTGTCATTATTTTAACTTGATTATTAGTTAATCTTAGTAAAAATTCATAACTAAATGTTAGTTTCATGTTTTCTTTAAACACCCCATTTTCTTTAATGGTTTTTGTTCTATAAAGACCACCACTAGTTTGATAATTTTGGAATTCTAATAATGTTCCATTATCAATATAACCTTGTTGATCTGTAAACCCGTATGCCCAAGATGATTCATTCGTAAAACTTAAAAAATTACCATCTTTATCAACATCTTTAATGATTGGAAGAAATACATCAACATCTGTATATGTGTTAATATGTTCATTCATTGATTTCAACCATATTGGTTTAAATATGTCATCAATTTCCAATATTGCAAACCATTCGGTATCACATGTTTCAATACCTTTGTTAATTTGTGAACAAAAATCTGTTTTACCTAAATTAACGATATAATTGATTTCTAATTTTTGTCCAAAATCTATTTTGGTTATTTCATTTTTAATGTCTGCTGGACAAATAATTGAAACTTTAACATCATTATAAAATGTGTTCATAGAATCAATTGCAATTGTTAACATTTCTTTATAATCTTCATCTATTTTGTGTACTGCTAAAAGTACTGTTATATTCTTGTTCTCCATTATATTGTTTCTTTATTTATATTTTCAATCCCTTTTTCGATTGCTTCTTTTCTTTTATTTTTTATTGATCCAAAAATAGATAATATGTTATTTTGTGTCACATGTGTATCATATGGTAATAAAGTATCTTTCATTTTAGTTTTAACTTCGTCAGTTAAATCAATACCATCTAACCAAGATAATAAGAAAGTACCTAAAATATCTACCAATTTATTGGTATCATCTGTCCACATACCATTTTCTCCTAACCAATCTGGTTCTGTATCAGGTATCTTACCAATAACAGGAACAGCACTTTTTAATGATTCAAGAGGAAATGTACCAAATGTAGATTCGTTATCCACCCATAATGATACAACACATTCTTTTAGTGCTTCACTAAAGTCTTTATAATTCATTTGAACCATATCTCTGAATGTGATGAATCTAAGTTGTGGATACCTAAGATAAAATTCAGATATTAATCTTCTATGGATGACTCTATCTCTACAATTAATCGCTACCAATGGTTTTATTGGTTTTTCTGAAGGTGTGAAATTATCACCAATTATTGGTGGTATAATGAACACTAATGCTTCCGGAAAGTTTTGTAAAATATATTTTTTACTTTCTTCTGTTGTAGTAATTACCCTGTCAAATCCAAAATCAATCCATCTACTACCAACTGGTAATGTTTCAAAAATATAATTTTTTTGTTGAACTAACATTACTTTACTACATTTAACATTAGTCAGTTGTTGTAAAACATTTGAATAGTATTCAGGAACGACAATAGTGTCATCAATTTTAATTTCTGGTCTGTCTTCTTTAATAGATACGACTTCTAATTTAGAATAATCGTCACCTAACCAAGGTACGCCACCATATGTTTTATCTTCAACAAGGATTTTTGATGGGAATCCATTATTATTTAATGTTAAAGCCATATCATAGATATGTTTAACTGATGCTCTTGGGTTATTTTTTGTGTCATATGTTAAAAAATACGTAACACTTTGACCCCCCTCTAATCTACCTATCGCTTCGATTAGTTTTTGTATTTGTTCTTCTTTATTCATCATCTTCTATATATTCAATTAAAATTTCACTTTTTATTAGACTATTCATCGCAATTTGAAAGGATATGTCTTCGTTTTTAAATCCTTTTAATAATGTGTCGTCTTCTGATTCTTGAAAGTCATTGATGACTCTATCTAAACACATTTTCACCATTTCATATTTGAAAACGTTGATTTCTAAATCTGAAGGTACTTTTTCTTCATCTTTATTATCAGCGTCATCATCATTTATTCTTGTGATTTTGCATTTGTCAATGATTTTGTCGAAGTCAATGTAGTACTGTTTTCTGAAAAATTGATCCATGTTTCTTTTATTTCTGTTAATTTAGTTATTTCTTCTCCAATTGTAAAGAATTCATTGTATTTAGTATTAAATTTATAGACAAATTTATCAATAGGACATTTTTCTATTATTTTTTTATTATCCGTTATCCAATAATGACAATTTTTCCAAGCATCTTCAATTTCATTTGATTTAATAAACTTAATATTATTTGCCATTATACCATTTTTAGATAGGAAAAATAATGTTGCTGGTTTTGCTTTACCAAATTCATCCAAACCAATTAAAGTAATATTATGTTCTAAATTTGAGGAAATTAATTTATTTAAATCTGTTATCACAGTTGAGTAACTAAGACCTGCATGACCGAAGATTTCTATTGGAAATTCTAAGAATAAAAAATATTCAAATTCTTCTTTTGATTTAAATTTATAACTATTTAATATATTATCATTTTGAACAGGTAAATTTATTCCATATTCAAAATTACTATCATCTGAATCAATAACTTCTCCAGTTTCAACATCAAGTTTATCACCGATTTCATCTGAGTTTAAATAATAATCTACGTAGTGGTAGTCGAATTTTTGTATGAGGTTTCTAATAACCCCGTCAATACTAATATATATTTCCATGTCGACTAATATAGTATTAGTGTAAATATAAGTAAATAATAAACCAATATCACTATAATAAATGATATGGGTTTATTGTGCAAAAATTACTTTATTACTTAGCTAAATGTGCTTTGTATTTTTTATATATCTTCTGTATTAATGGATCTCTTTTTTGGAATGATTCATCTAATTCTTTAATACCGATTTCAGGTTCATTACCAAGTATTTCAATTAAATCAAAAATACCAGTATTTCTAATATCAGTTTGGAATGGATCTGCCATTAATATTAATTTTGATGAAGAACTTTTTCTTGTTATAAAAGATATTTGTTCATGTAAAACCGCACCTTGTATTTCATCTGCAATAATACATGCATTTTCAAAACTAACACCTCTACAAAATTGTATTGGTTCAAATATTACAGTTTCTTCTCTGAATAATTTTTCTGTTTCTAACTTACCGATAATTTTTTCCATATTATCAATAAATGAACGTAAATAAGGTTCTATTTTTTCTTCTGAAGTACCGGGTAAAAATCCCATACTTTTACCAATTTCAACGATTGGTTTTGTTAATACAATTTTCTCAATATTCTTTTTCCTTAATTCAGTTAAAGCATAATAAAGAGCTATTGTTGTGTTATGTGTAACAATAAAATTATCGGTTAAATATAAATGTGATGGTGAATCAACATAAATACATTGACATTCTTTTTCACCAACATACTCAATTTTTTTAATTATTCTTTTAAATTCATTACGTTTATTATTTAGTAAACGTTCTCTTTTTCTTGTTAATGTGAATAATTTATGATAATCTTCAAAATAAAGATATACATTATAATTTATTGATGTTTTAATAATATCACCATTATTATTTTTATATTTACTTTCTCTATGTTTTATTTTACCAACACCACCCAATGAAAATATTAAAAATAAAATATCATTAGCTAATTGTAAACTACTTGTACTTATGGATATTCTTTGATTTTTTTCTACAGTACCGTCAGTATCCAATAACCCATTTAATAATTTTAAACGATTATCAATATTTGTGAAAATGTATTCTTTTGGAATAAATTTTTCTTTACTACCAACATTAATATTTAATCGTCTTATTTCATTTAAAATTTCATTTTTTTGTTTAACCCCATTTATTCGATAATCACAACTTTTCAAATCTTTTTTCTTTAATGAACAATTATGTTCTTTTATAATCTCATCAACAGAATTTAATATTTCTTTATCAATTGTAGATAAAATTACGGAATTTTGTGTTAATCCCCCATCACCTAATAATACACCTATTAAATAAGGATCTATATTATGGTTATCTTTAAAATACTCCGATTTTGAAAAATCAATAGGTTTGTGTTTTGGTAAATAATAATTATTACTTAATTTTGAAATAATTTCTTTTGTTGGTAATGTTTCATATTTCAAATAATTGGTATTGATATATTCTTTTCCATTTTTTTTATGGAATTGATTATACAAATTTTTCTTTTTTATAACACTCCATAAATGTTCTTCACAACATTCTGTGGTAGAACCATCATTTAATGTTATTTTAACTATCTTTTTAACCCCTTGTGGATAAATACCTAAAATAGTTGTCTCATCACCATTTTCTGTAATTATTTTATCTCCAACAATTAAATCCCCCATTAATTTATAACCATTAGATGTTACAACATTTGAATCTAATGGTTGTGCTTTACCACAACCCGGATCGGCAAGTAATAATGTTATTTGATTATTTCTTATAAATTCGACTACTTCTTTTTGATTATCGTCTAATGTGATTTGAAACTTTGGGGGTGTTTTAGGAACTCTCTTCTCTTTGTAAACATTGTCTGTATGCGGTTTAGACGCCATATTCATATCCTTTTTTTATAAATATGGCGTTAAACCTGAATACTTTATATATGTATTTTTTATTTACCAGAACTACCAAATCCACCTGTACCTCTCTCAGTATCAGAGAGTGTTTCGGATTCAATAAATTTAATTTGAGGATAAGGTAAAATAATTATTTGTGCTCCTCTTTCACCTAATTCATATTTGTTAAAAAATGGTGCGTTATCAGTAACTATTTTGAATGTGGCTTTAATTTCACCTCTATAACCACAATTATGTAAACATAAATTATTTCCAAAGAAATTATGATTTTTTTCTACTGTTAAATGATAAATTGGTTTACTATTAGTTTTTTCAATTTTTTTTATTTTGGTATATTTCATTTACTTTATTTTTAATCTTATTTAATGTTATTTTTTTTGTTTTATAATCATTTTCCCATATTATAATAACTTCATACCCATTATCGGTTAATAATTTAACCCGTTGATTATCATTTTCCCATATTTCTTTAGCGGTTTTTCTAATTTGTTTATGGTAATAATCGGGATTAAAAAATAATGGATTACAGTGCCAATAATCACCATAACATTCAATTAATATTTTATTATTTATTAAAATATCAGGAAATGTTTTTCT